TTGACGGAAATGTTGATTGGGCAACTCGAATTAACGCACTTGCGTATGACTGGGAATACCAGAATATGATGGCAATGCTTGCGGCGAGTTATGCTGCGAAAGGGCACAAGGTGCTTGTAGTGAGTGACCGTGTTGACTTTCTGAAAAGTTGTCACCGACTTGTGGGCGATACGAGTATTTGCGTAACTGGAGAAGTTCCGCATGAAGAGCGTCCTGCGATGATAAAGGAAATATTTGGTGCGAAAGATATACTCTTTGGAACACAGTCGATCTTTAGTGAAGGAATTAGTGTCGACTGCCTGAGTTGTCTCATTTTGGCGACTCCTGTAAACAATGAGCCACTTCTTACACAGCTTATCGGAAGAATTATTCGTATACGAGAAGGCAAACTACAGCCTGTCATTGTAGATATACACTTAGAAGGTCGTACAGCGAGAAAACAGGCAGGTGCGAGAATGGGGTATTACATGCGACAAGGCTATGAAGTTTCGGAAGTATAGCATGAAAAAATATATCTTGACATGGAGTTAAATTTTTGTTATAATGTTATTCTATAATTGGGAAAAGATACTAAGGGAAAGCAAGGGAAGCGTCAAAGACATTTTGACAATTCTACATATTCTCACCTACAAACTTCCTCCCGTAAATAGACATGATAGAATATATAAGTTCTGGACAAAAAGCTTTCATGGAAACAGCTTTTTAATAAATCCAAAACCGTTATTCATTCAACGCAGGAGGTACTCGGATAGCGAACTTGCGCAGTATGCAGGTATCGCTTCCTTGCGCAATTATTTCGAGTACCAAAAAACCAAAGATACCACATTAGACCTCCTTCACTTCACTGGGAACGAGGACAGTATTAAAAACAATAGATTACTACGAATAGAAAATGATCGTATTCATTTTTTGTTTGAAGAAATCACTTTAAAGGAAATAAAATGGCAATAAAATTTAATCAAGCTAAGGGCGAAGCCCAAAAGAATAAAATCGATAGCTACCAATATGTAGAAGGCGATAACAAAGTACGTTTAGTCGGTGACATGTTACCAAGATATGTTTACTGGTTAAAAGGAGAAAACGGTAAGAACTTACCATTCGAGTGTCTATCATTCGATAGGAACACAGAAGCATTTACCAACATTGAGAAAGATTGGGTTAGAGAATATCATCCAGATCTAAAATGTGGTTGGGCATACGCTATTCAGTGTATACATGACGGTAAAGTCAAAGTTCTAAATCTTAAGAAGAAACTTCTTGAGCAGATCATGGTTGCAGCAGAAGATCTTGGTGATCCAACTGACCTTGAAACTGGTTGGGATGTACACTTCAAAAGAGTTAAGACTGGCCCAATGGCTTACAATGTTGAATATCAACTACAAGCACTAAAGTGCAAACCAAGAGCATTAACAGAAGAAGAGCAAGCACTTGTTGCTGATCTCAAGTCTATGGATGAAGTTCTTCCTAGACCTACTGCAGACGCTCAAAAAGAACTACTTGACAGATTACGAGAAGGTGCTGATAACTCAACACCTGACGAAAGTATCAGCGAGGAGTTTGATATTAAATGATCTTATTTACAGCAGATTGGCACATAAAACTTGGTCAAAAGAATGTTCCAGTACAATGGGCTTGTACACGTTACAAGTTATTCTTTGAACAAATTTATGAAATTGAAAAAGACATTCAGCTGCATATCATTGGTGGGGACTTGTTTGACCGAGTCCCCTCAATGGATGAACTAACTCTTTATTTTGATTTTGTAAAAGGAGTTAGTGTTAGAACTATTATTTATGATGGAAACCATGAAGCTACTAAAAAGAATAAGACTTTCTTTAGTAATTTAAAAAGAGTTACAAATGAACTTAATCCTCTTGTAAGAGTAGTAGATGAACTAGAATATGGAGAGATGGTTCCACATGACTATGCTATATTACCCTATGCAGATTTGCATAAAAAAGATGTCATAGAAAATATAAAAGCAGATGTCTTATTTACACATGTTAGAGGTGAAATACCACCTCATGTTCAACCAGAAGTAGACTTAGACAGATTTGATAAATTTAAAGTCGTATTTGCAGGTGATTTACATGCTCACGAGAATACTCAACGAAATATTGTATACCCTGGCAGTCCTATGACTACAAGTTTTCATCGAAATCATGTTAAAACAGGATATCTACTTATTGATAACAAAGATTGGAGTTGGACATGGCATGAATTTGACTTACCACAATTAATTCGCAAAACTGTAACAGACCCAAGCGAAATGGTACAAACAGAATATGACCATACAATTTATGAAATTGAAGGTGATGTTTCAGATCTTAGTAATATTAAGAATAGTGAATTACTTGACAAAAAAGTCATAAAAAGAAAAACAGAGGCGACTCTAATATTGGATAAGGAAATGACAATAGAAGAAGAACTAGGAGAATATCTTGGTTATATATTAGAGTTAGATGAAAACAAAGTTAAGAAAATTTTAGGAGTGTTTAGTGATTACGCTAAAGAAGCTAACGTGGGATAATTGTTTTAGTTATGGCTCAGGAAATGAACTAGACTTAAATGAGAGCACAGTAACACAACTTGTTGGAACAAATGGAACAGGAAAAAGTTCGATTCCTTTAATACTCGAAGAAGTATTATTTAATAAAAATTCAAAAGGAATCAAAAAAGCAGACATACCAAATCGTGAAGTCAATAATGGCTACGATATTTCTTTGTCTTTTGATGTAGTAGATGACGAGTATAAAATTGATGTAAGTCGTAGAACAAATATCAAAGTAAAACTCTGGAAAAATGGAGAAGATATTAGTTCACACACTGCTACAAATACTTACAAGACACTCGAAGAAATTATTGGTATAGATTTCAAAACTTTTTCTCAGATTGTCTATCAAAATACCAATGCAAGTTTGCAGTTTTTAACTGTTACAGATACAAATCGTAAGAGATTTTTAATCGATCTTTTACAGCTAGATGATTATGTAAAATACTTTGATGTTTTTAAGGAATTGTCACGAACTTTAGGTGGAGACGTTTCTCGCATACAAGGGAAAATTGACACAATCAATAAGTGGTTATTAGATAATAAATTGGAAGATACATCACTACTTCCAAAATTGGAATTACCATTTTACTCGGAAGAAGATGAAGAAACTTTGCGATCTTTACAATTAGAATTTGAAAATATCTCCGAAATTACCAAAAAAATTAATCAAAATAATTTGTACAAAAAGGAGTTGGAGTCAATAGATTTAGGACTCGCTAGAGAGTTTGTAGCAAATTCTGAAATACAAGATACATCTGAGTTAAAAACTAAAGTTGGAGAAATTAAAAGCCAAGGTACTTATGAAAGTAGAATGGTGAAAAAGTATTCTGATCTAAAAGAGGCATCAGAAAAAGATTGTCCTACATGTGGACAAGAGATAGATATAGAATTTATCGAACAAGAATATGAAAAACATAATTCTGCAAAATCAAAACTCTTAGAAGAACTTGAAGAAGTACAAAAAGAGATTGAAAAAATTGAAAGAAATAATGAAGTTCATCGCAAAATGAAACAAAAAATAGAGAACTGGGAAGATTTATTTAGAAGTATTGATAATACTCTTCCAACAGAAGTTCCTAATAGCGAAGATTTAAAAGAAAGAATAGAAACAATTAAATCTCGCATAAGAGATAGAAGAAGTCGTGTCGAAGAAGTAATACAAGAAAACGAAAGAAGAGAAAGACACAATACAAGACTTTCTATCATAGAAGAACAGCAAACAGATTTTGAGAAACAACTAGACGAGTTACTATCCTCAATAGGAGGTATAGAAGATAAACTCGCAAATGTTGAAATACTTAAAAAAGCATTTAGTACAAATGGACTACTTGCATATAAAATAGAGAATCTTGTAAAAGATTTAGAAGAACTAACAAACGAGTATCTTGCAGATTTATCTGATGGAAGATTTAGTCTTGAATTTGTTGTACTCAACGATAAACTTAATGTTGAGATAGATGACAATGGCAAATCAGTAGATATACTTGCTTTAAGTGCAGGAGAATTAGCAAGAGTTAATACTTCTACACTTCTTGCTATTCGTAAACTAATGAGTAGTATATCCAAGTCAAGAATTAATGTTCTATTCCTAGACGAAGTAACAAATGTACTTGATGAAATAGGAAAAGAGAGACTTGTTGAAATTTTATTAAGAGAGGAAAACTTGAATACATATATAGTTTCACATGGTTGGACACACCCACTACTGTCCAAAATAGAAGTAATAAAAGAAGATAAAATAAGTAGATTAGATGGTCAATCCTAGACAAAAAGGTCAACGAGGAGAAGACCAAGTAATGTCTCTATTAGGTAGACTTACTGAAGAAAAATGGGAACAAACTCCTGGATCTGGTAGTGGTAAAATAAAAGGAGATCTAAGAGTACCCGATAAAATTAATGTATTTTGTATAGAAGTAAAATTCTATAAGAATGTAGGTTTTGATAGTAAAATATATACACAGAAAAGTAATAATCTTTTCAAATGGTGGAGTAAACTTTGTAGACAAGCAAAGGATATGCAACAAGAGCCACTTCTCATCTTTCGTGAGAATCACGGCAAATTCTTTGTTGCAACTACAAGAAAACCAAAGAACACAATAAGATATATACATATTGCATGGCTAGGTGCATATATCTTAATCGCAGAACACTGGCTAGAAAAAGAGGAGATACAGTTTACACATGGCGATCCAATTCTCAGACCTTGGGAACCCAGCCCCTCGTGGGAACTTGCTGATAGTTGATGGACTCAACATCGCATTTAGATGGAAGCATCAAGGCGTTACAGATTTTAAATACGACTATATAAGAACAGTCGAAAGTTTAGCAAAGTCATACAATGCTGGCACGATAGTCGTGTGTGCAGACGGTGGCAGTAGCTATAGAAAAGA